AATGTTATCTCCACCAGGACTTGAACCATCTAAACTATCTAATGCAGTTAAACCAAATGCTATGTTTCTAGAACCATCAGGATAATTACCATCTAGTTTAATTGTAGCATCTGTACCTTCATCATCAAAAACTGTTAATCCATGAGTAGTAATTGAACCATCAAAAAATCCATCTTTATACATCAAAGATGATGTACCTAAGTCTACAGTATTATCTGTCTTAGGACGTAAAAGTGCTGCCGTAATAACAATATCTTGAGAAGGTCCGAGTACTTCTATCGGAGCACCTTCTGCAGATGTGCCATCATGTGTGTGACCAGAAGAAGAATTAAACGCTGACTGTACTGCGTCAAACTCACCATCTAAGTCGGAAGCATTAATAACATTACCATCAGCAATGTTATTTCCTGTATCGTTTCTAGTGTAACCTGTTCCCATAATTTTTTACCTTCTTGTATTTGTTCCGTACTCTAATGTGATAGCATCTAAAGAAAATGGTGGATCAGTGCTATCAGATGTAAATTGTAAAGATACGACAAAACCTGATCCTATTACTTGTGATTCAAAAAGTGTTTTTAATTTACTTCCATAAGTATCTGTGCCAAAAACTGAAGTTCCATAAAATGATGCAGCAGAAGTTGCATTACTTAAACTAATTTGTTCTGGTTGTATACTTCCTTCATTATCAAAATCTAATTTTAAATTTGAGTTTAATGCAACACTTCCTTTTGCATCAGTATATATATTCATTTTATAAAATGTTTTTCTAATTCTTGGATCATTCATTGGTAAAAATGGAGTAGAAAAATCAGTTTGAATATTTGCTCCATCAAAACTATTACCATCTTCCATTTTATATAAGTAGCCATCATCGTTTGCAAATACTATTGTTTCTGTATTTTGATAAAATCTACTGTCTGCTACGTAGGCTCTAATACCCCTTAAATTTCCCCAAGACATTCCTTGACCACCTTGAGCTTCAAATTGAGTTCCTAATATACCCATTGAAGAGCCTTGAGTAATATTAGCATTGTATCCAAGTATTCTATATTGAGATTTTTCTCTTATAACAACACTAGCAAAAGAAGTGTTTCTAGTTACAAAATCTGTAACTTCTTTTTGTATTGGTTTAGATACAACTGCTAACCCAAAATCACCTATTCTATCTGTTGCACTTAAAAGTCTTAAACCATCTGGTGCAAGAAACATTATGTCTCCACCAACTTCTTGTATAGTATCTGGATTAGTGCAGCCAATATCCAGTGTAATAGATTGTAGTGTAAAATCTCCAACACTGTTACCAGTTAATTGAAATATAGATGACTCTGTAAATATTATTAACTGTTGTCTAAATACTATTAATCCAGTTATATCAGCACCGACACTGATTACACCTGAACCATTAGCTGCTGTAAAATCATTATCTGTATATGGTGCAGTAAAAGTTAATAGATTATCTTTACCAAAAAATAAATGATTTTTAAAGTTGACTACAAAATCTGCACCTGTTACATCTGTAGGTGCATCAATAAGTTTTGTAAATGTACTTGTTTGTGTAAATGTAGCAGGTACATTTTGACCATCTACAATAGCTATTTTTTCTGTTCCATCATAGTTATATCTAGAAAATCTAGTTTTACTAGCACTTTCTCTTGATGTACTTAAAAAAGTTACAGCAGCATTATCTGCAGGTGCGCTTGCTAAAGCAGGTGCTATTGCTAATGTTGCACCACCAGAGCTTACACTTGCATTAGATGTAACAGTGTATATCTTATCTATACCTGCAACTTTAAACACATCACCTGCTTGAGGTGTATCTGTAAGACCATCTACTACAAGACTTGTACCACTTTGTGATCCACCATTTACTAAAACAGTTCCATAAGAAGGAACATTTAAAAGAGTATAGCCTGAACCTGTAGTTTTGAATAAGTCACTATTTTTAGCAACAATAACACTATCTAAAAATACACCACAACCTAATGCTAAGTAATTATTAGTAGTAGAAACAAACTCTAAAGAGTCTTCGTTTGATGGCGAAGTAAGAAGACTAGAAGTTAAAGTTAAAGTAGCAGTTCTATTTGTACTATTAAAACTAACACCACCACTTGCAATAGTATATACTTTACTAAAAGTTAATGCTGTATCATTAGCTAATGTTTGTGCATCAGAAAGCACAATATTATTTTGATCTGATACTGAAGCTACTGTTACTGTTCCTGAAATACCAGTACCTGTAACTGTCATACCTGCAACAATAGTACCAGAGTTACCATCTAATACAAGTGCAGTAGCATTACTAGTAGCACCATTTACATTTGCTGTAGCATGTATAAGTTTAAATGTATCAGCAGCAACTGGAGTTGTTCTTATATTAGCTATATTAAGGCTTGTACCAGTTTGACTCGCACCAGTTACTACAGGAGAACCATAAGGTGGTATTAAGTTACTGTCGTACTTAGTATAACCCTCTATTCTACGATAACCACCTTCAACAGAAGGTTCAAAGTTTCTAAGAGTTCTTGCAGATCCCGGCATATTAATACCTTGCTGCAAAGGACTCATATTACTAATAAGCCCACCCCTGAACTCTACAGGATATGTTTGGTGAGTTGTAGGCATTTATTAAGAAACTCTAGCGTTTGTCTGAACTGTAGTATTTACAACAGTTGATCTAAGATAATCATAACGGTTAATATACAAACTTCTCATCTGTTTTATTTCTTGTTCAAATCTACCTTGCATCATTGCGGCTTCTTGACTTTCACCTCTAAATAAATAAGTAAAGTGCATAGCACCATTTACAATTACATATCTAAATTGTTCAGGAATACTTGGAACATCTGTAGCATTTATTAAATCGACAGGTAATCTATAATATTCATAAACTAATTCATAAGCTTTATCTGGTGCGCTAACTAAACCAAACTCTGAACTAGGCGCTTTAAAAACAAGAGTTGGACATGCTCTTAAAGACGTTGAGGTATTATACTCTACATCTGCATAACTGTCAAGGTATTCTTCATAAGTTAGTATATTTAATTTTTTAGTTTCGTTACCTAATGTATCATTTCTTTTTATTCTAAAGCTGTTCATATTTAAAACTTTAGTGTCGGCAGGAAATGCATACCTTACAATTCCGGGAGTAAGAGTTTCTTCTTCTGTAACATGGTTGTAAGGCCATTCAAATTCATGTTGATTAATAAAACGAATAGATGCATTAACAGCATCTTTAACCATACTATATGCACCAACTGCATTAAGAAAATTTGAAGAAGTTAATTCAACTTCATTAAGTCTACGGTTTACATCATTAACAAGTCCAAGAAAATTATATGCCATTTACCGTTCCTTCAATCTTATTTTAATACTTCTTTCTGCTGTACTGCCAGTATTATCAGTCATTTGACAAAAAAAAGTATACTCAACATTATTTTGTCCACCACCAATATTTATAGTAGCAACAGTATTTGTATTTGTTTGTGCAACATTTTGTAAACTATCAGTTGTTGCACTACTTGAAGCTGTTGTTAAAGTTTGACCGGGATCTATTCTTGTTTTAGTATTATATAATGAAGACTTTACAAACCATATTACTGAAGTAATAATTGCAGTATCAAGAAATCTTGACCAATCTACACTATAATCTAACGTTTCATCTGGGTCTTTACTAGGCCAACGAAAACTCATATGTTAATCCTCATTTGCGTAAACAACTCTATCTTCTGATGTAGGTTTACGAGCAATATATACTTTTCTTAATTCTGCTATAACTAAAGATGTTCTTGCACCATTAGTTGGTCCATTTACTACATTTGTAGACAGTGTTCCAACAGAGTTTGTAGATGTTACACCAGTTAATGTTTGACTAGGCATTACGCTGCTCTTTCAGGTAAATTAACGGTTCTTCTTTTATTGTACAAATGTTTTACTGCATTGTAGTCAAACACTATTGCTGTTACATTTGATCTAGCAAAACCTATATCTCCTGTTAAACTTACTGAAGTTATAGCTGTACTAGTGTGTGTTGTAATTGTACCTAAAGAAGTTGTACCCTGTACACTACCTAGTTTTTCATCAGTTTTAGCTTCTATACTGCCTAGTTCTAATGTACCACTAACACCAGTAAGTGAAGTAGAAAAACTTACAACTGGTTGTACTGCATTTATAGCACCTGTTGCAGATACACTAGCTAGTTTTTCACTAATGTCTATTTCAAAACCACCTGCTGAAACAGACTCTACTGCACCTGTACCTGACACACCTGTTAGTGAAGTCGATACACCAGCACCAACAGTAGCTATACTACCTGTTGATGATGCTCCACTAAGACTATGTGTATTACTAAATTTAAAAGATGCATTTATAGCACCTGTTGCAGATACACCTGTTATGTTCGGTGCTATGTTTGGAGATATTGTTCCGATTGCACCTGCAGCACTTACACTACCAAGTCTTTCAGATATATCTATTTCAAAACCGTTAATTGCAACGGGTTGAATAGCACCTGTACCTGCAACTCCAGAAAGAGTTCTTGATATATTTACTGCACCAAAACTAGATGCACCATATACACCAACACCATACTTAGCTGAAGCTGCTACGACTGCCATAATTTATCTCTTAGGCAATACGTATTACTGCAGTGCTTGTTCCTACTGCAGGAAACTCAATAGTTAAATCACCTGCTGTAGCACTAACTGTACCACCAAAATCAATTACACAAATAGCTTTGTTTGATGCAGAAGAATTATATATAATACAACCATCTGCTGAAGTTGTTACATTTGAAAATACTTCATCTGCAAAGTCTACCATTGCAGTAGTTCCAGACGTAGTAATAGCAGGACTATCTAGGTTTTGACCACCTGCAGAATAGTTAGTGCCACTAGCTTCATCAGAGTTACCTGTAACATCTGAATAATTAGTGGTAGCTGCATTATATGTACCAGACATAGATGATTTAATTAATGCTAATTTTATAGTGTGTGTATCCAAATCATGGATACCACCAAGAAGTTCTGCTTTAAAACTTGTACACATTGCTGTTGTAATAGCCATGTTTGAATCCTTTTTATTTAAAAGTCTACACAGTATTCCATTTTAGTTATTTTTAATACTGCATCTTTATCTTGCCAAGTTGGAACATAAACACATTCTATTTGTTTATATCCATTTTCTTTAGCGTAGTTAAATCTATTGTTTCCTATAGCACAACGATACTTTAAATTTATGTCTATAAGTTTGTTAGGGTCTTGTCTATGTGGTTGCTCTTGACAATAAACTAAAAAAGTTTCTTGTGTCCAAACTATAGGAGGCCAAAGCATTCCATTATTATCTAGTGATTTCTTTATAGCAGCTAAAAAATTTCTATCTAATAAGGCAGCTTCATCCATTTGTGAATACACTTCACTTATGTTGAATACCCTAACATCCCAATCAGATAATTTATTCTTAGCTTTAAGTATCATTTAGATGTTCTAAAGGGGCCACCTAAAAAGCAGCCCCTAAAGTTATTTTATGCTAGTAGATCACGATCTACTTCTTGAGCAGAGCCAGACTGTGAGACATCATCCATTAATACGCATACTGCATAAACACGAATAATACCACCAGTGATAGTTCCGCCTGACGTATGAATCTCTACGTCAATAGTATCTGCTGATGCAGTAAATACAGGTAAGTTAGAACATACACCTGAAGATGTGATAGCAGGAGTATGAGCGCCTACTGATGCACCATCAAGGTCAAATGATGCAGCAAAGATATCTACATCTGTTCCTGTAATACCAACATGAATAGCAGAGTCAGTGGTAGTACCTGCCATTGCAGTGACAACTTTAAATCCTGCATGTAGGATTAAAGTGTTTGCAGGAACAGCAATAGCTTCAATAATATCATTTGCCGCTAGTGCAGTACCACCGTTTTGTAAGATAGCATCTGCAAGATCAATATCGTTTTGCAGAGTTACCAAGCTTCCACGAAGCTGCTTATTACCAGTACCGCCATTGTTGGAAGTAGAGGCTGAGTTCGTGCTCATAGAAATAGTAGCCATAATTCAATCCCTCCTATGCTGCGTTATATTTAGCGGTTACAATACCTTCTGGGCGTAAAATTTTACGTCCATAAAGGTGCATACCACGAACAATGTCAGCAAAGCTGTCAGGATCACGATATGTTTCGGTCTTATTGATTTGCTCCGCAGTTGCGACAGCAGAATCATGACCTGCAACGATTACACCGAAGTTAGCATTTTGGTTTGCGGAACCAGTTGTTCCCGGTCCAGTGCCAACTGCTGGTAAATTGCTGGATGAATAAACACGAAAACCGTGGAAGTTATTCACAGCAAGACCGTTACGTAGTCCACCTGACTCACCGAAATCTGCATTGAAGAAACGTGAATCTTCGTCTGCAAGAAGTTCCATGAATACTGGATCAACTACTAACCAACGTCCATCTTTATCAACCTGTTGTTGATCAAGTAAACGAGCCATACGAGCTACAACCATTGCTGGTGAAGCTGTGGCAGTTGGTAGAGCTGTTGCTCCGGGTAAACGTGCTGCTAGTGGAATTGAGTGATCCCCAGCAGAAGTAGTTGTAATATTACCAAAGTCGCCTTTTTTCAGCTTCATGCTTGATAACAATTCGTCTGTACCTGCGCTTGAAACAGCTTTTGTACCATTTACTTGGTCGTTAACTGTATCAGCTTTAGCATGTAAAGCAGACTGTTTGAAACCTGACAAGTAGCCAAGAACTTCTTGGTCGTACTGATCAGATAAACGATATGCGGCTCGGTTTGTAGCCAAGTCCATGAAGTTCACATGTGAGTGAGCTTCTTCAATGTCGTCAATTTTAAAGGCAAAATAATTTGACTTATCAACAACAAGTGAGAAATCTTCATCGTCAAGATCTTGTGCAGTAATTGTTGTACCACGAGCATAAGAACTAACTGAGATTTCAGGTTCTTTGATGATTTTCACTGTATCACCTTGAGCAGCAATCTCCCCAAAATAATCAGAGTTTGTAATATCACCAGCAACGGTAGACTTGCGAAAAGCAAGCTGTACCTTTTTAGAATAGATTACGGATGAAAAATTACCGTTAGGTAGGTTTCCGTAACCCGATGCGGATGTAAATGCCATTGTTCTTCTCCTTAGAATTTATTGGCGTTTCAAGTTAAGGAACCCAAACAACCGTAATAAGAGGCTAAACGTTTTCTAGGGTGCGTTAGGCTAACAGTCGGCCAACCGTTATCCTTACGGGCCTGTACTTGCTTAGGTAGTTCCCATTTGTGTTTAAGTTTTTAGTGAGAGTAAGAGAGGTAGTCCCGGATGGGAGGCTCTTTAAATACTCCTAGTTATACACTAAGGTTTTGTTTTGTCAACACCTATCGTGCATTACCTGTTACATCATAGATGAATTTACCATTACGCATGGCTTTATTAATATCATCTTGACGTTTTTCAAATTCTTTTGCAGACATCTTTGCAACTTCAGACTCTCTTATTTGAGTAGAAGATTCGTCTGTGTCTACACTAGCCTTTGAACCTTTGCTTACCAAAGATGCGGCAGCTTTCGTGCTTGCCTTCTTTGCAGTTTTAGTAAGTCCTTTATCGACCTTATACAGATCAATAACTCTTACGACAGAAGCTGGATCATCTGCGTTTTCGTAGATTGCATCCTGAACCCATTTAGGTTGTTCTTCTGCCCAGTCATGAAACTCATCTGCTTTACGTAATGTATCAAAGTCTGGATGTGTTTCACGAATTATTGCTTCTGCTGATTTACGGTTAGCTTCATATTGTATTTCATCTAACTCAGCTAGACGTGATTCAGCTTTCTTATACATCTCTTGAGCTTTTCTAGCTGCAATAGTTTCTACTATTCCTGCTACATCTGGGTATTCTTTTGCCCACTCTTCAATGTCTTCGTCTGACTTAGGTGGTATAATAGACTCACCCTTCATTCTGTTTTCGAGTGCAGTAAGTTTATCGTTCCACTCTTTTTCTTTTTCAGACATATGTCTTCTAAGATCACCGTAGCGTTTCTTAAAAGACTTTTCCTCCCGACTTAATTTAGAATCATCTTCTTGTGCTTCTTCTTTAATGTCGGTTTCTTTTTGTTCGGTATTACCTGTGGCCTGTACTTCGGCTGTCTCAGATCCTTCGCCATCGGGTTCATTTTCTTCAACTTCTTCACCACGTTGTTGTGCCTCTAGTTTAGCAATTTCTTCTTCTTCTTTTTTTAACCGTTCTTGTTTACGTGCATAGTTACTTCCACGTTGTACAAAACCGGCAGTCTTTGGGGTTTCTATTGCTTGTAATTCAGGCATTGTATTCTCCTTATGTTGGGGCCAGCGTTATTGCTGGGTAGCCTTATAGTTATTCGGATATTATTTCTTTTTCTTTTTCATTAAGCCGCCTTTGTTACGACCACCTACGTTAAACGTACCTCTATCCTTCATTTGTTTTAGTGCTTTTTTAGTATCAGTTGAGTAGGTATCGCCAGAAGCTATTATTTTTTCTTTTTGTCGCTTGCTAATTTCATCACCTCTTTTTCGAGCAGCAGCTTTTTGTGCAGCAGTTGGTCCATCATCACCTTGTCTAGCAATAATTTTAGCTGCTTCTGCTAATCCAGCATCACTCTTAGCATCTTGTTTTTGTTTTTCAGTTAACTCTTTACCTGTGCTTCTTAGAGGACTAATGTCCATTTCTGAATATCTACGTCTAATGTTTTCTTTTCTTTCAGAGTTTTCAAGAAACTTTCTGTAGTCTTCTTTACTTTTAAATATTGGATTTTCGAATGGATCTACAGCACCACGACCTAAACTTAAACCATGTTTTATAGCAGCTTGTTTAGCAAAAGAGTCTCCATTATATAACCCTCGTGGAACACCGCTTAAGTTAGCTTCTACATAATTTTTATATTTTGTACTTAATGCTGTTGTATCTACACCATAATGATCAAGTATAATTATGTTAGCAGCTACTTTTGCAGCGTTACTTCCTGCACTAAACTTACCAAAAATTCCTTTATCTAAAAGACCAGCAACTGCTCCACCAAATCCTGTTCTTTCTGGTGGATCTAGTAAATCTAAACTTTGTTGTAGTAAGTTTTGCATACCTTCGTCAGTACCACTGTAGTCAAAATCTTCCATCCACTTATCAGGTTCTACTTTAGGTAAATTAGTACCGGGATCATCATTATCCTCACTACCTTGTGGTGTTTGTTCTATTGGTCTAGGTATACACATTTTTGTAATTGGATCATAGTCCATACCTACTCCATCACAATATTCAACTGAAGGTGTTGTTTCTTGTGCAGTTGTTGTTAGCTGTGGTGGAGCTGCATACATATAACTAGCTCCGGGAGTTTGATACATGGGATTAGGCATAGTAGGAGTTGTAACATAATTATAAGCTGCAGCTTCATTGCCAGTTAGACCACCGGGATTAAAACCTCTAGGTGGCGGTGGTGGATTAACTTGATCCATCTGTTCAGGAGTCATCATAGCTTGAGTACGGTTTTGCATATCCATACCTTGAGGATTGCTACCCATATTAGAACTAACAGCATTAACTTGTTGATCCATTCTAGTAGGATTGTTATAAAGGTTTGATGTCATACCACCAACATTATAAGCTACACCTGTATCTGTTGGTACTGTCTGCTCTTTAGTCTGCATCATACCACCCTGATTCATTGGCATATCCATTGGCATATCTATAGGCTCACCACCTATTCTACCATTAGATTCCATGTCAGCTAAACCTCTTTTAGCTTCCATTCTTAAATCTTCAAAAAACTTTACACCAAAGTATTGTACGACATCAGCAGGAACTACATACTCACCTTCGGATAGTTGAGCCGGTATATCATCTCGAACCTCACTAGCCATAGAACCCGAAGGTATTTCGTTACCTGACACTGGATCTACATCCATACCGTCATCTCTTAAACCACCTTCTTGCATAAAGGCCATCTGCATTTGATCTTTCATTATTACGCCTCCTTCGGCAAATTTTGGTTTTTCTAAATCGTATATTTTTTTCATTTCTGATATGTCAATTACTACACCGTCTGTCCTAAGATTTTCAGTTCCTGCAAAAGGTTTATATGGTAATTCTACGCCAGTTTCTATTTTTATTTCTGGATATTCTGTTTTAAATTTATTTAAAGCTTTATTAAAATCTGTTACATAATTTCGATAGAGAGCGTTACCATCTGTAAGAACAGGATCACCATCATTATCAAATATAAGATCACCAAAAAGATCCCTTTTAATTGATTTATTATTTATTGCAGCTTTTAATGAAGCACCCTTAAATCTCATTGCAGCAATCATATCAAAATGAGGAAAGACAATTTTATCTATACCCATATCATTAGCTTGATTAATTAAAGTTTGTATATTTAACTCAACAGATTCAATATTCTTTTTAATAGGTGGAGATCCAAATTTTTTTGGGTTTCTTCTTGCATCTTTATTTATAGCTCTTTGTCTAGCTATATTTTTATTACCTAATATGTATTTACTCTCTGAAGCAAAATAACCGGGTTCTTGTACATAAGTTAAAATCTGAGATAATAGTTCTTGGGCATCATCTCCCTCTCCCATAGTAATTTTACCATCTGCTATATCTTTTTGTATACGCTCTGTATATTTATTAGCTAACTTCATAGAAACTTTATCAGGATCTGGTATGCCTTTATCAGGATTGTTTGGCAGATACTTACCTGTTTCTTGAGGAGGTGTGTTATCTAACTGATCAAAAAATTCAGTTATATCTTTTGAAAGATCGTCTGAATAAATTTTAAAATATTCTGATGCTTCTGGATATAGATCTTTTCGATTAAAAATTGCTGCATCTACAACTCGTTTAGTTTTTTCTACTGTGTAAGGAATCTTTTTAAATTTTCGATAGCCGTGAGCTAGTAAGTCTGATTGAAGTTCTTCTACTAAAATAAAATCCTTATTGTCTATTAAAGAGTCAAATATACCTGTATCTTGATCTGTAATTCTAAGTGCCCTTGAAGGTTCATATACACTAAATCTTACATGAGATAATGTATCAGTACCATAATGATCTACTTGAGGCTGATAACCCGGTGCAGCACCCATTAAACTACCATCCCCATACCGACTAAATATAGGAACTTCATAGGTTTTATCTTTAGCACCGCCTTCAAATCCAGCTTCACCTTGTAGTTGATAAGTATCATACCTAGGTGTAGTTAATGGAGAAGCTCTAACATTAAAAGTAGCTGCATCAAAATCATCTATTATTTTCTCTCCAACATCTTGAAGAGTAATCCTTCTATTTTTAAATTCTTGAGTTTTCATAAACTCAGGAATGTTTTTAACATTCATTCTAGGATCGTTTTCAAGTAGTTTTAAAAGATCTGCACCTAGTACAGTTTCAGATAATTTTTCTTCATTTAAATTGTAAGGACCACCTGTTTTTTTATCTAGAAAATCTGTTAGTATTTCTACACCAAGGTTTTCAAACTTTCCAGTATCAACGTCTATTACTTCTTTTTTATCCGTTAGTTTTTTATCGATAGAATCTACTATGTCCTGAAATGTTACTTCTGTATCAAAACCTTCTGGACTAGTTTCTGCTGGAGTTAGATCTTCTCCCTCTAGCATTCTACGTTCACCAACATAAGTTACTTTGGTTTTTGGATCTATTACGTTATCACCAAACTCCATTACTAAAGCTCTGGCAAGAGGGTTTCTAAAGGTATTTTCTAAACCTTCATTTCCATACACCTCGTCAAAATTATAAACGCCATAATCCCAACCTTCGTCTTTAAATGCACCACTAAAATTTGGAGATACCTCTCTTTGAATTTGAGCACCGGTTTCATCTACGTCAGTTACTTTAAATGTAAATTTTCTATCTTTAAAAATTTGACCGGGATCTGGAGTATATACAACAGTTTCATCAAAAAATCTATCTAGTATTTCTGCCATAGTAACTTGTTGTAGATTATCTGCTGATCTAAGTTTTGAGCTAACCAAACGCATTTCTGCAGGAGACATACCTTCTTGTTGATCTAGGTCGTTATACTTTTTTAATAATTTATTTGCTGCTGATAACTTTAAAACTAGGCCGGGCTGCTCTGTTAAAAACCTATTAAACTTTTCTTTAACTTGATTAGATGTTATATCAGTGGTTATTTTTAACCAATCATCTAGCTCGTTTAAAGCTTTTTCTTTGCCAGCTGGGTTAAACTCCATAGATTTAATTACTTGAGAATCATCCATTAATGATGTATATCTATCAAGTACTCTATTAGATACGTAAGACTTTAATCTATTATTACCATGAATTTTAGGATCTATAAGTGTAGATCTTCTTCCCCCAGTCTCATCAAATTTTAAAGGTTTAAACTCTTGTTTAATAACATCGTTATAAGTTAAATTAAATTCGTTTTGTAATCTAGGATTAAAAAGTTTAAACTTTTTTGCATCTTCATCTATTAAATCTACAAGTTTACTTTCGTCTAAATCAACTTCAACTGGTGTTAGATATTCTTCAACTGGAGTTTTCTTTCTTCCAAACATTCCAGCTACACTAGCCATTCTTAATGAATCTTTTGGAACATTAAAAGCTGATGCACCAACACTTGTCAGAGTAGCTAGATCTAGAATATCCATATTAGTAATTTCAGCTGCAGATTTTTTACCTGTTAACACATCTCCCGGTATACTTGCAATATCTACAGTTTCTTCTAGTACTGCCTTACCAAAATCAACTGCTTGTTTTTTAGTTGGTAGTTTAGGATCTTTAACATATTCTTTAATAACTGGAAGGACATCCTCCTGAAATTTTTGATGAAAACGTCTTTGATCAGGATTTAGTTTTATTGTATATGTATCACCAAGTACAGTTTCATAATGAGCATTACCATCTTCATCTATAAATTTTATTTGGTCTCTAGTGCTAGCACCAAGTGGTCTATCAAAGAATGGTACAGTTGTTAGAGGATGTACATACTCTTCAACTACAGGTCTGTCTTTACGTCTTCTTCGACCTTCAGCATCAAACAGATTATCCATCTGTGTTGCTAGTCCACCTTTATCAAAACTCTTTCTAGTGTTTGACCTACTTGTTGCATACTCTTCAGCATCTTTTCTACTTTTAAATTCTGGTAACTTTTCACCAGTTATAAAATCTATAGGTCCGTACTTAGCTACATAGTCTCTAATTTGATCTGAAGTATACTGTGATCCATCTTCTGCAACTGTTGGCATAGTATACCACTTACCGTCTATTTCAAACGTAGTAGTTCTTTCAGAATAATCTTTTCCTCCATCATTCCAAATAATTCTACCTTCAGGAGTTTTTTTACCTGTGTCTACTAATCCACCTTCACTATATTTAACAATACCTTCTATCTTGTCATCTATTCCAACAGCATACCTAACAAAATTTACACCTCTTTTAGTAAGACTTTCAATTTCTTCCTCTGTTAAATCGGCTTTTCTAGTTGTCATTCTTTTTAAAAGTTTTTTAATTTTACTATCTGAATAACCTTGAGCATACTCAGCATAGGTTTCTACATCTTTTCTTTTGGATACTTCTGAAGACACTGATGGTTGTTTTTTTGCAAAGGTAGGTTTTGCCCTAGCACCTACTACTGCAGCTTCAACTTCAGATGCTGTCTGTAGATATGTTTTATAACTTTCGTAATCAAGTTCTTTCATTAACTCTGCCATTTTTTTGGCAGTCTCGGGGTTGCTATAAACTAAAGATGTCTTACCACCAAAACCAACTTTAGAGGTAGCATCTAACCCCCTAGTATCTTCCTTAAAAAGTTTTATCATCTTATCCCTAATTTCAACAAGCTTAGGGTTATTATTTATAGCAGCTTTTGCAAAATCCTCACCAAATGGATTTCTTCCAGAAGCAGTTAAAACATAATCATCTGGGCCACCACCTAATTGTTCTAAAGCAGCGTGTTGAAAATCTTTAGCTTGAGCTGCATGTTGAAGTTCGTGAAAGAAAACTCTTCTAAATTCAGGGTTATTAACATTACCATCTGCTAAAAATTGTTTATAACCCGAATGCTCTGGGCCAATTACAATCGAACCATAACTTCCGTCAGTAATATCAAAATGAGCACCACTACCTAGTTTAGGGTCTATATAGACTCCAATATTTTTTAAGTCGGGGTATTGCTCAAAAAGTTTTGTATGCGTTGGTATTAGGTTTCCAACTCGAATAGGTCTTTGTTTACTAGCTTCTCTTAAAGTTATATAACCATCATTTTTTCTAATTATAATACCTTTATCTGGTATTTCAAACTTAAAAGGAACCTGTGGGTATTTTACTTTTTTACTAGGAACATAATCTTCTGGACCACCTACTTGAACTCTACCTGTTATTTCTTCAATTTCTTTAGGGCTATACCCTTCAGCTTTTAATTCTTGAGCTTTATACAGTGACCTATTACTATAACCTTCAGCACCCGGCCCTGCTAATATTTGTTTCTTTGCAACATCTTTTGAATCAGGTATAGAATCTAAAGCATCTACTACTTTATTAGCACCTACCTTTTTAGCTACTTTTCTTAACCCAGCTTTTGCTGCAGTACCTAAACCCGGTATAAGTCCAATTAACTCAGACCCACCAAGTAAAACTATTTTACCATAACTGGGATTTTCTTTTTTTAATTCTTCTTCTATTTCTGATACAGTCATAGCTGTACCAATTCCCGGCAAAACACTACCAACACCAATCGCAGCATCTTTAAATGTTAAATCTGTATTAACATCGTCTATAGGTGTAATACCCAATCCTTTCATATAAGATTGAGCATAGTCTTGTGGTGACATACTAGATTGTTTAGCCATCTTCGTTTACTCTGTCCCTAAGCATAGCTAAAGATTTTAATGCACGAATCTCTCCTTGAAGTCTATAAATCTCTTCAAGTTCTGTTCGTTGTTCTAATTGTCGATAAGCAAATGCAATACGAATATTAAACTCATCAAGCATTGCATCCCATTGAGGTTTATTATTAACTACTAATTTTAGGCTCATGCAACACCCTGTTGCCCAGTATTAGCTGAGAAGCCCTGTTCTCCTGGCTGAGGTACTGTACCTATACCTATGTTACCTCCCCCACCTCCAGCGGTATCCTGTGCTTGTGGAGCTGCTCCTTGGCCCTGTGGCGATATTGGCTGTCCAGCAGGTCCAACTTGTGGTTGTTGCTGCGGTTCTGGTGGGTTTGCTTCTTGAAACTTCTTGAGTATCTCTGCCTGTACTGCAGCATCAGACATAGAGTTTACCAACTTGTCTGGATCAAGATCCATAGCCTTGGCAATCTCACGAATGATATAATCCATCTTAGCAAACGGTGCTAACACTGGATTCTGTACAACCTGTAAGAACTGCATTAGTCTCTGGCTACGTACTTCGTTAGCCATTAAGCTTTCAGTACCACGAGCTTTTACATCTAAGTCACCTTTAATTTCTGGATCAAAATCAAACTGCATGTTAAAATGATAAAATGCTTTTGATATAGGTGCTAGTAAATAATCATCCACATTTTTGATAACGTTACGTATACTGCCGTTAGCAGCAGACATAAGCATACTGATTCCAGAAGCAGTGCGACCCACTCCTTGAACTCCTGTTTGACCATGTGCAAAAGATGGAAAACCTGTCGATTCATCTGCTAGTACCCTCGCTTTATCAAACATCTGCATGTTTTCACTTGATACGTTTGGAAACTTAGTTCCAAAGATAGCCTGACCCGGAGCACCGCCCTGTCTGCGGAAGACCTTGCCCGGATATACCGACAAGTCTTGACCCGGAGTTAGGTTTGTCTCATCAACCTCGATGAGCATGTTACCCGACAGTGCAGCGTTATCAACTGCCATACGCATAAAACCATTCATTAGTGTTTGGGTATCGTCCATGTTTTCTGCTAGACCAACTCCAAACATATTGTATGGGTTTACCTCATATGGAACTGCATAGTAAGGTATAATAGATGGGGTGAACGGATTCATGACAAGTCTGAGAACTTGACCATTACATGTCCAAATGTTTACGGATACTTGATCCATATCTTTTAGATCATCTGGAATGTCTACATCATGTCCTTCTAAGACATCAGTATCAACGTTCCCCCAAAACTCAAGAACTTCAAACCTTTCGGATCTAGATTCTTGAGCATCATCTTCCATGACTTGCTCCCACCACTCCTTGGTATAAGACTCACCCATAGATATTGCAGTGTCGATGGCATTCTCACGGAAGAAAGGACGATTTTTAAGAGTGCGCATTTGAGATCGAGACATCTTGTGTCTTTCTACTACGTACTCGGCCTCGTCCATGTTAGCTGCATCAGGATCTGGATAAAAATTCCAGATAGATACAGAAGAAGTTTGTGGTACTGTTTTAAACGTAGGTGAGTATTCACCTTCATCATTCCAATTAGAGTATTCTTTGTCTACAGCAAATGGACCTTTCATAACTCCAGTACCAAACAATGCAGTTTCAAATGCTGCAACACGTAATTGTTTTCTTGCACCGGACTCTTCTAGCTGGTCATGGATTTTCTTTTCCATCTTTTTAGCTGAAATCATTGCTGGATGTATGGTAATTTCTGTAGGAGTTTTACCTTCACCCTCTTTTAGTTTATCTACAACTGGTGTTAACTTTTGTTCCATACTAGCTAAACGCTCAGTTAAATCTACAATAGTTTCACCGGGTCTAAGTTTAGTTTCTTCTGGGCCAAACTGTTGTTTAGCTTCATCCATTTTATCATTTGACTCAAAGTGTACAGACTCTGCTGCACCTTCTGGTAAAGTTGTTGGGTCAATAGATATAGGAAACTTATTACTTCCAAACAATACATCTACAATTTGACCATAAGCTGCAAGTACTTTTGTTTTTGTAACCTTAACAAACACCTGCGATTTTTCTGTAGAGGTAAATTGAACATCTGGTCCGTATAAACCACGATAGTTACGATAAGCCTTTACCCAACGTTGTTCTTCTGTTTCACGAGCTGTAGAAGCTTTACTGTAACGATCTTTAACTAAACCTACAATGTTTCCCGTTAATGGGTCGGAGTATGTTTCTTTTTCCATATCTTCAATAGCTTGACTTTCTATCGAGTCCATTGCCATTTCGTTTTCAAAAGTTTCGTCTTCTTCTGCCATTATTTTACCTTCCAAGGTCCGTTATCAAAATCGTATTGTTCTTGACATTTAGGACAACTATCAAACTTATCTGTATTATAAATTATTGAACACTTAGGGCAAGTTACTAACATATCAATATCCAAAAGTTGCATCACTTGCTTGAAACCCTGTATTAGAAACAGGTGTATAATCAAACAAACTACTTTTTGGTCTTGTCATAACACCATACCTTAAAGCATCGTAGAGGTGATCTTCTGCTTTTGTATCTACATCCTCTGGATTATTTTTATCTAAGGGTATAGCTGGTAGTTGTGAAATTAAATTTTTACAGTTATTAAAGATTACCATTCTAGGTTCTTCTGTAAACTCATCTACCTGTAATCTTCTGTGTATTTCATTTTTACCTGAAACACGAGATCCTTTTGATCTATCTGCCGGTCTCCATCTACAACCACGAACAATCATTTGCTCTGCTAAACTTGGGCCAGTGTCACCACGTTTGTGCCATAGTGAAGAGTCAAGAACACCGTAACGTATTTTTTCTTCTGACTCTGTTTCTAAGATCATGTCAGCTAAATCTGTTGCAAGAACTTTACTAACATACATTTCACGATATACTATTAGTTGCTCGTCAGGTGCAACTGCTATCCATACAACTCCAGTATAAGAGCCATAACCATAGTCACACGCTCTAAACTTAGGCCAGTTATTTGGAATATCAAAAGGTTCTACAACATGAATCTTTCGATTAAACTCTGGAAAGGCTGCTCCCTCGTTTATATCCCAGTCACCTTCTAGTAATTGTCTGCGTTGGTGCTCTGGTAACGACAAAAGATTAGCTTCGTACATTCCATCATCTGCCAGATAAGGGTTGTCAAATAAATTAGCAGGTATAAACCTGCGTTTAAATAACGGCTCATCTTCTTTAGTGTGACCTTTAGGCCAACAGATAATCTCACCAGTGTCTGGGTCTGTAGCCCAGAAAGGTTTATTAGGTGTTTCTGGATCTATAAAAGTCTTTTTAACCCACTGATGGCCGGGACCACCGGGGTTACTAGTAGCTCTCATATATAAAGGTAGCCCACTAGCTTTGGTTGTACGAAGACGTGACCTCATATAATTCCAAGGATAGGGTGTAGGCCATTGCGTTAATTCGTCAAAACCAATCCAGTTAAATGCCTGTCCCTGATACCTCATAACGTCATCGTCACGGTCAAGGTAAGACATCCAGAGTGTAGCTCCGCTAGGGGCTACCCAAGTCTTATCTCGTTCCATAAACTTTATACCCGGAATTGCTTTAGGATATAATTGTTTAGATACAGAGATAAGTTCCCTAAGCTCTTCAGTACTTCTACGTACTAAAAGCATACGAGCATTAGGATTATTTAAGTATCTTACAGGGTCAGCAACCATCGCATATGATTTACCACCACCTGCAGATCCTCCATATAAAATTTCCTGCTCTGTTGAAGCTAAAAAGTCTGTCTGTGGACCGGGGTTAGGCTCAAAGATTACCTCTCTTTGTACCTGCTCTACTTCAATATCCGGTGTGCTGATCGGAGTTGCTGGTTTCAACTCTACGTCTTGCACCAATTCTTTCTTTTTCGAGCTTCTCCGCCTTTTCTGCTGCCGCTTTGTACCTTTGGGCATAGAAATCTTGGACTGAAGCTGCGTTCTTACGTCTTTGCTCAAGTTTTACCCTTTTAAATAAACCTACATGGGAGATCATTCTACCAGAGGTTGTACTTAACCAAGCAGATACTTCTCTATAACTATATCTCTTTAAATGTTTCTTAGCTTCTTCAAAAAGTTCTAGTTCTTCTGGTATAGGTAGCAGAATATCTGCATCTTCTGGGTCTTGTTTGTAGCCAAAGGGTATAGTTCTACCAATTCTTACTACTGGAACCCACTCATATTCGTCATCTACCTTCTCAGGCTTAGGTAACTGCCAAGTTTTAGTCTTCATCTGCTTTCGGAGGCAGAATAAACAAGGGGCTTTCTGATTTTACTTCGACTTTTTCTGTTTTTACAAAGCCAGCTCGGTCTAGAAAGTCTTTAGCTGCTGCCATTTTCTCTTTATTGCCCAAGTCGGTGGGGTTTTCTAGTACATGCATCATAGACCACACTGCTTTTGGGCCACTTGTTGCAATAAAATCTCTAGTTTTTTCTGCAATTTCCTCTTTTAATGGAGCCATTACAGAAGTTGTAGACACACCATCGGCATATCCTGCAAGCTTTTTAGCTTGAACAGGATTACCTCTAGCTTCATTAAACAATGCGTTTAAAAATGCCTGTTGTTTTTCAGTGAGTTCTCTCGCCATAAATTTTTTCTCTTATTTGAGATCTACCAATTCCTAAATCTCTAAGTTCACGTTCAGATAAATTCATTAGTGTTTGATAGTCTGCTCGTTTTTGCTGTGCTACTTGGATTGCTTCTAAGATTCGGTTACAGTATGCTTTAAACATTTTCTACTCCTTTAAATGTTAGCCCTAACTAGGCAGGAGTAGTTATATTCAATTAGTTATAACATACTATAGACAATATTGCAACCCCGTTATGCATTAAGTTGGTTGATAGTATTCTTCACCAGATATTGTAACATGAAAATCTGAACTGCTTTCTTCAAAGCCTATAATTTTATCACCCTCAGATAGTGCTATACAGGAACCACCTTCAATAACTTTTTCATTTGTACTTGCTGCTAAACTAACCTCATCAACAATACTATGATAAGTAGTTGTAGCTAATTCATACCATTGTATACTATATTTTTTAGCACCAGTTGCACCGTTTGATACAAGTATAAGTTTAACTAACGAAGAAAAATTATTAGGGCAAGTATATATTACGTCACCACTTGCCCCACCTGATGTAGCAGATAAGTTTTTTGCCTTAGTAAAATATTTAGGTTCAGTCATTTAACTTACTTTAATTTATTAATCATAGTAGTAAGTTGTTTGATTCTAGCTGATGCAGCTTTATCATCTTTACCTTTTTGTCTAGCATTAGCTATTTTTGTTCGAAGTTTTCTTTGCTCTGCTTTTAACTGAGCTATACGTTTTGACTTACTTCCAGCAGAAATTGCTATTTCAGCACGTCTTATTAAAACCTCATTTTTATTATCGCCACGACCACTACCAGTTTTTTCAAGAGTTTTAACTGTAACTTTTGGTCTTTCACCTGCACCTAATTTTTCTTTCTTAGGTCTAGGTTTAGGTCTTGGTATTGGTTTTACTTTAGGTTTAGCTTTCTTTAGATCTTCTGCATAAACAGCTGCCATTACTTTACCATCTTTATTAGTATAGTAAAGTGCGCCAGCTTTTTTAGCTGCAGCAATACTTTTGTATTTACCAGCCTTAGCTTTTTCTTTAGCAAGGCTAGAACCTTTTGCTTTTATCTGGTTATTTAAATATGTGCGAAGTGACATAGCCATGTTACTGTTCCTTATTTATAAGTATTCTTGGCAGTCTTAATACCTGTATTCATTGTGCCTGTATTTTTAACCATGCCGCCTTGGTTGTACATAGCAACTCTACCACCTTTAGCATATGCTTTTTTCTTCATCATGGCTCCACCTTTAGCCATGCCCTTTTTTTTCATCATGCCGCCTTTATTCATTTTACCTTTGCCATCAGCTGCATAGAATGGAACCATGTCTCCATCCTTATTCTTAACCATTTTAAGACCACCTTTAGCCATACCTTTTTTCTTCATGCCACCCATTGCGTAGCCTTTTTTCTTCATGCCATGTTTCATTGATATTCCTTATCCTCACTATATAAATTATTAAAAACTCGTTGCGTATCCCAAACATAGTCTACGTGTTCTTTCGAGTTGTATATATGTTGATTTGGCCTAAAGTCAGGAGCACCTTCTCCTGTTTCAAACCAAGCTGGGTGAGTTACTCTCACTCTATTATTGGGTAACGCAACCATGTTACCAGTATACTCTCCAGCATCTAACAACTCCAATACATGAGATTGTTTATGTTGTGCTGGGTCATCTGCAACTTCACTGTCAGTATAGTCTACAGTAAAATAATATTTAGCTGGGTAGAACTCTCCGTCTACCTTGGCTATCCAAGGAGCTGGAGTTGCTCTTTCTAATTTGTACACACTGTGGTGGTGCGACATACAATCCCAAGGCTGTGCTAGATACGGTGGTAACTCTTGAGGCCAATCTTCTAGGGGGGTATCTGCCACCAGAGCTATAAGAGGTAATCTAGCCCACATCGCACCACCATGTATATTGGGGCTATCACTATCATCAGACTCGCAGCCTGTAAAAATAACTTGAAAGCTGAGAGTCCGGTTTGGCATAGTAGTGACACCAATAACCATACAATGTAGGAACTCTCCATGATACTCTTCTAAGTTTTTTGTGTATTCTCTTCTGACCCACGCTTTAAAGTGAGGAATGCTACTTGTTAGATACGCCATCTTTTTTATGTTTCCTTCGCAAGTCTGCTTTAGCCTGTTTAAATAAATTAGCTATTGCAGTTTTTCCCATTACTTTAGCACGTTGTTCGGCTACTGTCAAGATCTGAATCTTCCTTGCGTAAGGTTTTTTTATTCTTTTTACTTTTGCTATGGTAGCTTTTGCATCAGCTATAGTAGCAAATTTTATTGATACTGTGTCTTTTGGGTTTTCGTCTGTGTATAGTCTACGACCAGAACCTTTAGGTTTTTTACCTGTACCTACTTTAGGATCTTTAGCCATTACTTTTTCTTTCTGGTAACACCACCCTTAGAGGCTCTAAAAGGTTTCGTTTTCTTTGCGATTTTCTTAGGTTGAGCCACATGCTGCTTACCTGCCTTCGTGCCTTTTCGTTTAGCTCTGGTTGTAGCGGCATACTCAGCATCGCTAAGAGACTTAATAGCCGCAGAAGGTAAATACCTCTCACCAGTCTTAGCACTAGGCTTACCACTTTTGGTTCTCCATTTTTGTTTTGTCCAAGACTTTAAACTTTTTTGAGATTTAGAAAGTGCCACCTAACAACACTCACATTCTGGATTACATTTACGATTTATCAAGGCACACCATAGTCTTTTTAAATACCTTCTCATCTGTATCCTCCTCCTTTTGCTTTGTATTGCTTTGCAACCATCTGGGCCTTTCGTGCCGACCATTGTCCGGGTTTGCCACCTTTGCTACCGGCTTTAACTTTGGCAACGAGGTTTTTACGCATGGTCGGTTTGGTGTAGTTACCAGCAACATTTACTGTACTTTTTTTCTTAGCCATTAGGTACTCCTAATTAAAATGAAAACTTTACACCCATTGTAATATCACCAAATTCAAAATCTGCATCTGACGATACTTCTGTGTAAGTTGTTAGACCTTTCCAAGCATATTCAGCTTTCCAGTCTAGTCCGGTAAAGATGTCACCGTTGTTAATGTCTAACACGTCAATAGTTGTTTCAGTAGAAAAAGAAACTCCATAAGCACCCATGCTTACTTTAGGGGTAACATCTAGTTCCCATGTTTCTGTTCCTGTTGTATAACTCATATCTGTTTCAGCACCGATAGATAATCCATATCCAATATCCATAGCCGATACTGATGTTCCTGCAACTGCTACTGCAGTCGCTAATAATAACTTCTTCATTTTAAACTCCTATAAGTTTGTTCCAATTTTAAAACAGGCAGGTCTAGCAAAGAAACCTTGTGCTTCCATTATATCTACACCCGTAGCTGTTTCTTCTTTACATGCTTCTTCTGTTGGAAATAAAACATCATTTTTTGCATACACAATACACGAATGAGCGTATGGTGTACCACAAGCTAATACTATAGCTAACCACATTACCAAGCCCTACAAGACCAGTAACGTGCAGTAAACTTGTCAGTTGCTGTATCACAGTTATGTCTTGCCCTAAAGCTTTTACGTCTAGCCGGTTGGTCTTTCTTAATACTCATGTTGGGATCACCAAAACGAACAATCTTTACCTCCTTGCCTTTCTTAGCAAGAACAGCAGACTTCTTAGATCCACCGGGAGTTTTCTTTGGTTTATTGTAACCCGGAAATGTTTCACCCCGATATTTTAGTTTGCCACTGGGTAGACGTTCTACGTCTTTGGTTGTTGCCATGTTACTTCTTCTTAACAGGTTTTTTAACAGGTTTCTTTTTTGCTAGACCACCTTTAAACATACGAGATTTTTTTGCTAAAATCTTTTTAATTAAATCATCAATTTCTTTTTCAACTTTTGGGGTGGGTTTCATATTACTAGTATCAAATAGTATTTTTAAAGCCTCTGTAATTTTATCATCTTTTTTAGCCATTTTGTTTTCCTTTACACCATTAATTCAAAATGTGGACCGTCAATAAAAGGTCTACGTCCCTGAGACCTACGTAGATCAATATATTCATTCATTGCATCTTCCATAGATCCCTCGTAGTCACCGATAGAATCTATGTGCCAAGCTGCACCCCAACGAACTTTACATCCGACAAAGCTTGCACCTTCTTTCATAGCGTCAGCTAAGTCATCGTACAAGTTTAATTCCCAGGAGCCACGACCATTAATATAGGCCATCAGATCTACTGCTAGTCCCTCTAGGTGCTTACTCTTCATAGTCTGACTTGCACCTTTTGCCACTAACTCTTTCTGTTGTTCTACAGTTCTCATACCTTGGATAACTCCAAAGTCAGTTTTTGTTGCTGTGATAGCATGTTTAACAACTGCTACCATTCTTTCATCAACACCCTCTAGCCTGTCAAGGCTACGTCTACTTAATTTAAATGCCATGTCTATTTCCTAAAAAACTTGGTAGCTGCCCTTACACCGAAAGATGCAGATACGATTACGCCTAATGTGTATTGATAGTAGCTTGGCATAACTTCCAAAGCAAGAAAACCATCTGCTACTATTTGTCTGCCCCAGTCTCCACAAAATGCTAGAATTAGTGGTATTGAAAACAGAATAGTAAGCCACTCGTCTTTCCACGAGTTAGCTGATGCTTTCGCCATAATGCGATCCCACTCAGCTTCACTGGTAGCAGCTGAAAGCATTATCTGAGCTTCAGCCTCTGCCTTAGCTACTTTTACTTTATTCTGTGCAGCTTTCTGTTCTACCTTGCCGTTAAGCCAAGTACCTGCCAGACTAGCTATAGGTCCGATCAAACCTTGTATCATTTCTTATTCCCCATTGCTGAAAATCCAAAGTATGCACCGACAAGTGCTGATACTGATACGACATAGATGTTAGCAATATCAGCTATTAACATTGCTGCTGTATCCATGCCAAGTAGTGTACAGAGAAAGATACCCATGGGATAGAGTACCATTCCTGATAAAGCAAACCAAGTCATGTTGCGTTGGGCATCACGCTTGGCATCTTCATCCTCCATTTTTCTACGTCTATCTTCTAAGTAGATAGCACGTTCTTCAGCGTCCAGTTTACCGTTCCCATCTAAGTCGTATTCTTCTACCATTATTCCCAATCTCTTATTCTTTCGGGGTCTAACACGTCCTGCTTATTAAGATGCCCCTCCAAATACATAGCACGTTCTACTCTATCTAGAGTATACCTGACACCTGTGTTTTGATGAATAGCTTCTCGTACATAGAATACGTCTGAACGTGGTATATGTACTCTTCGTAGTTTTGCTTCGTTGTTATCAGCTAGTGCTTTGTAAAATTCCTCTATAACGGAATCCGAAGCAAACATTTTTTTCTTGGACATTGGTAGTTATACTTTAAGTTTTAGGAAAAGCAAGTACTTTTATAGGGACGACAGAAAAAAGTTTAAATATGCGTCAGTACTTTAAGTAATACTTTAAGTATTACTCTTAGTATCTATTAACTCTAATTAATTTAGTAATAGTAGAGTTAAGTTAAGCTTTAAGTAATACGTTATGTATACATAATTATATCTCATAATGCCCCCGCTGTCAAGTATTAATTTATACACGTATTGTTTCAATTGTAACAAGTTTAAAACAAAGTGGTTAACAACCTAATTTTTCTAATTTCTGTCATTCTGGGTATATATGTACGGGGGTATCCCCAGTGTCCCATACCGGTATGCTATGTTATAACATAACACTAGGTCAAAAGATAAAAAAAGTATCTCTTTTTCGTTTAACATACTGTATTTATTAAGTATTTTACACAATATACTATTAAGAATATCGATATTACGATGTTATAATGTAACATTTTCAAAAACATTGCTCAAAAACTGCTTAAATTATGTATACCCCATCATTTATATTGCACGATATACCACCCCATAAAAACCAAACACGTTTAACATTAAACAAAAATACAAAACTAGTTTAACGTTAAACTATCAGTTACACAGCTGATAATTGAACAGTTGTTCATTTAAAATTAATTTAATATTTTTTTTATCATTTGTCGTTTTTATCTCAAATTAGTCGCATTTAGATTTTACAATGCTAATTTATACTATATATCGGTTTCATAGCTTGGCATTAGTCGGAAATATTAGTCCTTACCAGTTAGTCCACGTTATTTGAAAATAGGAGCTGTAAAACCTAGATAGGCAATGCTTATCAATATTAGGTTAAGTTTAAACCCTTGTTACTGGGTGCTAGAGATTAGCGAAACTTTTTTACAGTAGTCCTTTGGAGCTAGTGACTATAAGACTAGCAAAAGTAAAGTAACCTAATCGTTATGGCAAAGCGATTAGATACCGATAACTAGCGGCTGTTTTGAAGTATAGTTTAACCTAGTTTATTGCTCATAGTAATAAATGAAATAAACCGCCTATCATATAGA